TCTGCGCCTGGGCAAGCTGGCTCTTGGCGTTGTCGACGTTCTGCTGGGCGTCGAGCGCCTCCTGCATCTTCGGGTCGACGGTGGTGTTCTGGACCCACTTGGTGACGGTCTTGCCCGTGGCCGGGTCGACCATCGCCTGCGACTCCCACTTCTGGGAGCCCCAGGGTGTTACCTGATCGGGCCGGTTCGCCCAGTCGGCACGGGTCTGCGCTTCCTGGCTCGACGCGGCCGTCTTCTCGGCCATCGACGAGTAGTCGGGCGGGGGCGGGGGTCCTGACTTCTTGCCCATCAGTGGGTCCTCCGTGGCGCGAGCCACTTGCATTCGTCGCGGCGCATCCGCATGAGGAAGAGCGAGCCGTCGGGGTGAGCGCCGTCAAGCTCGACAACGAGCGAGAACCCCAGGCGGCGGTTGATGTCGAGCGCGACGATATTGTCACTCGGGACGAAGGCCAGGACCTGATTGCAGCCCATGACGTTGAACGGATAGTCGAAGCAGACGTGCAGCATCTTCTTGTCGATCCAGCCGGGCTCGCCTGCCATGTGCATCACGCACGAGGCTTCGTTGAAGCTGTCGAAGCCGACGACGCCGCGCAGGACATGGGGCTCGCGGTCGGAGATCGAGCCGATGCACTGGATGTTGGGCGAAGGCACGAGGCCGATCCGGCTGCACAGCCAGTAGGCGAGGGCGTCCTGCGGCTGGGTCGCTATCACAGCACACCCCCAGGCTCCACCAGCGCCTGCCAGCCGACGAAGATCGTGTCGGCCGATGCGCGGACCTTCATCGCCAGGGCACCGTAGCGGCCGCTGCCAGCAGCGCCGGTCCATGCCTCGTAGCTCTGCCCCTGGCCGGACCAGACGGCCACGTCCCACAGGCCGACGTCCCAGGCTCCCGAGCCCGCGCCCAGGTACGCCGGGATCGAGCCGCTGATCTCAAGGTTCCACTCGCTGTTCAACCCGGCCTGCACGCCAGGAGCCGAGTCGCTGATGAAGCTCGGGCGGACCATGTGGAACCGCTTGACCCGGATGCCCTCGCCCAGCGGCTGGAAGGCGGTCACCACGAGCCCCTGGAGGTCGCTGCCGGGGACGGCGTCGACCTGTCCATCGGTGCCGCCTACGAAGCATTGCCAGACGTTGCCGACGAGATCGCCCGAGAACACCTTGCCGTTGAACGCCTCGACCGTCAGCATCGGGTAGCCGCGCAGCATGGCGAACGCCTTGTTGTTCACCTCGTATGCCCACTGCAGGTTCTCAAGGTTGATCTCGGCCCGGTTGATCAGCAGCAACTGCTCGTGCGGCAGGAACTTGATCTCCCAGTAGCGCACGTCGAGCGAGCCCGCGATCTCGACCGCCAGGGCAGAGTTGATGGCACTGGCGATCTGCGGGTTCTGGAAGAAGCCCTGGCCGCGCATAAGCTCCGACATGAAGCACATGCCGCGCTCGGAGAGCAGTGCGACGTCCTGCTGGTAGTTGGTGAAGAACCGGTTGCCCACCGGCACGCGGCCGATGTACCAGCGGCCGACCACTTGGAAGCTCGCGGCTACAGCAGGATCGTCGCCACCATAGACCAGCACGTCGCCCTGGCTGGCGACGATGACGAACTGGTTCTGGACCCCGACGCCGCTGCTGCCGTCATAGGTCCAGTTGATCAACGCCTGGAGGTTGCCACCGTTGGGCAGCATCGAGCCGAAGTCGAAGGCGGTCGCCGTCCCAGCGTACTGGCCGAAGGGCAAGTACCAGCCACGGGTCGTGTCCTTCTCGATGAACCAGACCCGGTTCTTGTAGACGGTGACGAAGCTGAAGAGGTTGGGATTGATGCCAGCGATCTGGTTGGGTCCGGCACCGAGCGTGATCTGGGTGAACGCTGCGCCGTTGTAAATCCAGTAGCCAGACCCAGGGTTCACCATCAGCATGACGTGGACGCCTGCCGATGTCACGAAGTTGAGCGAGGTCCACTCGCCGACGGGCGTGCCGGTCGGCACGGCCAGCACGGGGGCCGGGACAACGCCAGAGGCCGATGCCGTGGTCACGTCGAAGACATCGCCTGCGGCCGATGCAGCCAGGAGCTTGTTGACCCCCAGCGGCGACAGGTACTTCATGAACGACCGCACCTCGCCCGTGAGGTGGCTCTTGTGGCGCAGGAAGCCCCGGCGCATCTGGCAGCCCAGCACGCGGGGGATGAGGTTCTCCAGCCGGATAGCCGTCTGCGGGTCGCCACCCGGCAGGGGCTGGGTCACGTCCAGGCCGCGCAGCGGCGCACCGAACGGGAACGCCTGATGGTTCTGCGTGGCGCTCGACCGCCTGGGCGTCGTGCGACGGGGTCCTTGGTAGGGAACGAGAGCCATGTCAGTTGTAGTAGGGCTGCTTCTGCGTGCGCTGCTGGGCCAGCCCCTGGGCTTGCGCCTCGCAGTCCTCCAGGGCACCGGACGAGCAGACGTAGGCACCGGCAGCGTTGCGGCAGATGTAGGTCCGGCGGGCAAAGAACGACCCTTCGGCCGGAGTCCCTACGTTGGGATTGGGGACGATTTCGTCGGTCGGAGTGATCACCCAGCCTGGAGGAAGAGTTGCCATTTCGTCACCAGTAACTATCAGTTTTGGCGCATGCCGTAGAGGCTCGCCTCAGGCAGGTTGCCGACGCCGATGTACGGGTAGTCGTGGCGGCCGCCTGCCATGTTCAGGATGTTCGCGCCCTTCTCTGCGCCGATGCGGGAGTCGAAGGCCAGCAGGAAGTCGCGCACCGCAGCGGACGAGTCGAAGCCACGGGCTTCAAGCCACTTCATCCGGGTGCAGAGCGTCATCAGGATGCCGTCAAGCTGGAAGATGTCGCCAGCCTTCGTTGCGACGTTCTTGTACAGGTCGGGGTTGTCCGCGTCCTGCACCAGCGCCTGGGACAGGTACATGAACCTGAACGTCTGCCCTGGCGGCGGGGGCGGGTTCAGGAACCAAAGCTGGCGCTGCCGCATCTGCCACGTCAGCGTGAAGTTGGCGCTGATCGGGAAGACCCGGTAGGTCATCCAGCCCTGGGGCGCGACCGGGCCGACCGCCGGGAAGCGCATCGAGCCGTTCCACTGGGTCTGGTCGATGAACCGGTAGAAGTCGGCCGGGAGAGGGAAGGCCAATTCGCTCGACTCGCCAGGGAGCGGCGGCACCAGCGTCTGGACGGTGATCGTGCCGTCCTTGGTCAACTGGCTCCACTCGTAGGCGTTGAGCATCTCCAGGCTGGCGAGGTTCGCCGCCGTCCGCATCAGGACCATGTTGGGGTCCGCCGACCCGACCGGGTCGGTCGGGACCGGCAGGTTGAGCATGGCGCACACCTGCTGCATCAACGTCTGGAACGTCGAGAAGTTGGTGATCGAGTAGGTGGTAGCCATGCTGTTTCCCCAGGCTTAACGGCCGAAGTTTTTCACGCCCTGGCTGGGCTTGTCCGGCTTGTCCTGCTTGCTGCTGGCGTCCATCTCGGCCCTCTGGCTGCCGATCTGGGCTTCGAGTGCCCTGATGCGCTCCAGCAGCGCCTCGTTGCCGTTGACGGTCAGCAGGTACTTCTTCGCCGCGTCGGACATCTCGCGGGCACCCATGAAGGTCATGTTGGTGTCCGACAGGTTCGCCAACTGCTCGATGGTGCGAATCTTGAAGTACGCAAGCTCCTCGATGTGCGCCTCGGTCAGGAACGGCGCGACCTTGAGCGGCGTGCCGACGACCTGATCCTTGACCCCAGCGATGAACTGCGCCCAGTGCTGCGGGAAGCGCCTGCGGTGGAGGTCCCAGACCTCTGCGGTGACGATGTTGTTCTTGTCGCCGGGGATCATCACGGTGATGAACGGGACGTCCTTGTAGATCGGCCGGTTGGCCTTGTTCGACTCCTCGATGTCGATGCGCGGCTTCATGTAGAAGTGGACGTGCAGCTTGTCGTCGTGCCCCGGCCCCATGCCCGGCGGCAGGCCACCCGGCGCACCGCCGAAGGTACGGGCATCCACACTGACGGTCTGATCGAACTTGGACCAATCGGTGGGGGGCTGGCTGTTCTGCAGGGCTTCAACCTGCTGTGCGTCGAGTGCCATCTGGGTTCTCCTTGTGCGTGGGATGTTGGGAAATCTCGGCTGGCCCATCCCACTGAAGCCTGCAGATTTAAATCAGATGCCGATGGTCGGGACCACCTCAAGGATCAGGCGCACGTCGGTCAATTCGACATCGTCGATGCCGCCGCTGATCTTGCTCGCCCTGACCTCGTACACCGGGTCGCCTGCCACGGGCACGGCGTTGATGACCTCGAAGGAGCCCTCGGTGACGTTGGTGTTGCCCTGGCCGCTGATCGTGCAGCCCCCAGGCACGTTGACCCCGTCGCGGAACAAGCTGAAGACGATCTCGTTGCCCACGTCGCAGGAGATGCCTGCGTAGAAGGTGACGCGGGTGTTCGTCGAAGGCAGCCCCAGGGCGTTGCGCCGAAGCTGTCCGCTGGTCGGGCCGAACGACGTGAAGTCGGCGGTGATCGCCATCAGGTTGGGCAGCACAACCATCACAGGCGTGGTGCCCAGGGCTACAAGGGTGGCGATGTCGGCACCGAGCGCGCCGAACCCTGGCGTCATCGTGTCGATGAAGTCCTTGATCATCGTCCGCACTGCGGCGGCGGTGATCTGGTGCGAGGCGTTGTCGGGCAGCGTAGCGTCAGCCTGAGCCTTCAACGCGAACATTGTCTTGCGTGCCATCACGGGCTCCCGTTGTCGAAGGCGTTGTCGAAGCCCTGGTCGAAGGCTCCAGGGCCGATCACTGGCGGGACGACGCCGTCGCTGATCGAGAGGAAGCCATCGGCGGTCAGCGGCAGCCCTGCGTACCAGTAGACCGGCACGTCGAAGCTGATGCGGACCTGACCCTTGTCGTTGGTCAGCGGGCCGCTCTGGGGCACCAGCGGGTTGCTGCTGTCAGTGAGGCTGCCGTCGTCGAGGTAGCCGATGGCCGCGAAGTAGAGATCGGGGTCAGCGCCTGCGGCTGCAACAAGGCCACCGTCAGCCCCGATGGGGGTGCCCCCGTTGAAGTCGAGCGGCGGCCCGCCCGACAGGATGATCCTGCCAAGGTCGTCGAACTTGAGGACGCCGGATACCAGCATGTCAGGCTACAGCGGTGTAGGCGTGGAGGGTGTCCGACTGCTCAAGCTGGGCACCCCAGAGGTACACGCCGCTGGTGCCGTTTCCGTCGTAGGTGGTGTTGAGCCCGGTGTCGACCAGCCACACGTTGAGAGAGGACGACACCGACAGCGGCTGCGTGGGGATACGCATCCAGAGCCGATACCAACCGTTGCCCGCGTCGATGATCCCGGCTACAGCCGGTACGAGGTTCGCCCTGCCAGCCCAGACGACGGTCCCGGTCAACAGGTCGACGATCATGTCGCCCAGGAAGGTGATGTTGGTCGCGGCACGCAGCCTGATCCGCGTCCGCTCCCCGGCCTTGGCGTAGATCGACCAGATGTAGTTCGCCTCGGCCACCGTCGTGGCGGCCGTGCCGTTCAGGGTGTGGGTGTTGTTGGCGGTCGCATCCTCGACGAGCTTGTCCGCCGTCAGCGTGAGGTCCGGCGCTGCAATCGCGTTGGCGGTGACGGACGCACGAGTCTTCGTCCAGACGGCGTTCTCGAACAACTGCGTCTTCGTCAGGATGTTGACGCCGGGCAGCAGCACCGGGGGCAGGGCGTTGGCGATGGTCGGGCAGACCACCGACGCAGCCTCGACAGTCGCCGCAGCAGCACCGATGGTGGTGCTGCTGTAGGCGTCGGTAGACGTGCTGTACGGAGCCCCAGGCTTCTGGTAGATGTCCGCTACGGTGTCCGTCGACATGGCGGACCCTTAGGCCGGTGCGGCGCTGGCGGTTCCGAAGGAGCCGAACACCGACTGGCCGGTCACCAGGGCAGAGCCCGAGCGGTTGCTGTAGCCCGTCTCGACCGCAGCGCCCGTCGCCACCGCGCCGGTTGCCGTGACCATCTTGGTGACGAAGCCCGTGTAGGCCGGTCCTGCGCCAGCATCGCGGCTGCCGCCCTGGCCGCCGCCACCGATGCCGTAGCCCGCCGTGTACGGGTTCGACGGCGCGTCGGCAGCGTTGGTGCTGCGGCCGCCGCCGATGTACATATACGTCGAGTTGGTGGTGGCGGTGCCGTCCGGCTTGGTGTTGCCGGGGGTGTAGTCGTCGTTGAAGCCTGCGGCGACAATGGAGGCGGGGGCCGTCAGTCCGATGATCGGCGGGGAACCGAACCCGATACCGGTACTGAGGCCACCCGTCGAA